TCCCATAAGGTGCTGGTGTTTGTTCCGTTCACCCATACTATAGAGTTGTTCAAAGAGTTTCTTGAGAAGAACAAAATATCGTGCGGGGTTATCAACGGACAGGTTTCAGTTAACAAGCGTAGTGAAGTGATTAAGCAGTTCCAAGAGTTACCTGATCCACATGTGCTAATCATACAACCTAAAGCTGCATCACATGGTCTTACGCTAACTGCGGCTAACACTGTTATATGGTATGCCCCCGTAACTAGCGTGGAGACTTATCTGCAAGCCAATGCCCGAATCAACCGCCCGGGGCAGAAGAACGCCATGACTATTGTGCATATACGCGGTAGTGAAGTAGAGAACAGGTTGTACAAGATGCTGCAAGGCAATATAACAAACCACACAAAGATAATAGATTTATATCGTCAAGAAATATCAGAAAGTGTTTGACTTTGTCAAAGGTTGTGATATAGTGACTATGGTATAAAACAAGAAGGAGATTAAAATGTTAGATAGTGAAGTAGATATTAACAAGCTAGTAAAGGTATACCTAAAGATTCGTAATGCTATAGATGAAAAGGAAGCGCAGCATAAAGAAGAGCTAGTAACATTAAAAGAGCAGTTTGGTATTGTCGGGCAAAGCCTCTTGAACTTATGTAAGGAGCAGAACCTAGACAGTATCAGAACGCCAGTAGGGACAGTCTCTCGTAGGATTTCTACACGGTATTGGACGAGTGATTGGGATTCGATGTATCGGTTCATATCAGAACATGATGCACCTTTCTTACTGGAGCAAAGAATCCACGGGACGAATATGAAGGAGTTCCTAGAAAGCAATCCCGAAGCGTTCCCTATGGGTATGCAAGCAGACCGTAGTTACACCGTACAAGTTCGTAAGCCTAATAAAATATAAGGAGCAACAAATGAGCAATATAGCTATTTTTAAACAAGACGGTGCTGCCGTTTCTACCAAGAGAGAACTCAGTGATTTTGCTAAGACATTTGAATCAGCCACTAACGCCAGTACTTCACGCCGTATACAAACCAACACTAACGGTACATTCAAGCGTCTAGTAAACGGCAAGCAAATTGGCGATGCCATACGTGGTGAGATCAACGTAATCATTGTGTACGCACTGCCCAAGGTATCTCGCATCTACTATAAAGAGAAATTCGATCCTGCTAAAGAAGCTACCCTACCTAACTGCTGGTCTAACTTAGGTGATAAGCCCGAGGAAGCTGCATCAGATAAACAGCATACCAACTGTGCTGACTGCCCAATGAACATAGCTGGCTCTGGTGAAACCGAGAAGAGCAGGGCTTGCAGGTTCCAACGCCGTATCTCTGTGCTAGTTGAGAACGACGGCCCGGGCGATGTGTATCAGTTCAACATCCCTGCTAAGTCTATCTTCGGTAAGGGTACAGGCAACGTGCACCCCTTCGAGAGCTATATCAAGTTCCTGCTTGCTAACGGTGAATCACCTGACAATGTGGTTACCAACATAAGCTACGACTTGAACGCAGACTCGATGGAGCTTATGTTTACGCCACTACGAGGCATAACCGATGAAGAATATGCACTGGTTAAAGCAGCCCAAGCTAGGCCTGAAACCCAGATGTATACTAAGATCACTGTTGCTCAAGCTGACAAGGTAACTAAGCAGCCGATTGCAATAGAGCAAAAACCTAAGATAGCCCGTTCTGATGAGCCCGACGAAGAAGATGCTGAAGTAATCGAAGAGCCTATCAAGCGTCCGGCTAAGAAGGTAGTAGTACCCCCGCAGGATAAGCAGTCACTAGCAGATGTAGTTGATGATTGGAGCAAGGACTAATAACTATGAGTACCGGCTACAGTGCTAGGATTATCCAACAAAATAGCAAAGCCGATAAGTCCCGTCTTGGTGTGCGTCTAGGTAAGGCGTGCATCAAGCGGAACATCCCGGTGGCTATAGTAGCTACTAGCTTAGGGGTTAGTCGGCAGACCATTTACAACTGGTTTATCGGGACTTCTGATCCGCTAAACTTCATGGTTTCTACGATCAAAGATTTCATAGCCTCAACCAATAAGTAGTTTTCACAGCCCACAAGAGAGCATAAGGGGGTAACTCCCTCTTTTTTTGACTATGACAGATAATGACCTTCTGAGTATTGTCCAGCCATCCGATGGATGGTTTGCAGTGCTTGGTATAAAGGGTAAGGACAATGTCAGGCAAGAGCTTGTAGAGACAAGGGAGGAAGTGGATGCAGTAGTAGCAAAGTTTGTAGCCCAGAAACGTAACGTGTACTTCGGCGTAGCTAAGTTTGAGACTAATAAAAATAGGTTCAAGGAGAACGTCAAAGCACTAAAAGCGTTTTGGTTGGATATTGATTGCGGGGAGAGTAAGGCTGAGATCAACTCCAAAACTGGTAGGCCAGATGGTTACATAGACCAGACTACAGGGCTTAATGAACTAAAGCGTTTCTGCAAGATAATAGGGTTACCAAAACCACTGATTGTTAATTCGGGACGGGGTATACATGTGTACTGGCCCCTTACTGAATCCGTAACAAGAGAGGAGTGGGAGCCTGTAGCAGAACGACTAAGAGCACTTTGCGTAATCCATAACTTCCACATAGACGGGAAAGTATTTGAAGTAGCCCGTGTGCTTAGAATCCCCGGAACCTATAACTTTAAAGATGAACCGCCTGAGAGAGTAGACGTAATTGGCTATGCTCCGCCGATAGAATTTGAAACGCTAAAGAACTTACTCGGAGTACAAGAGAGGTCTGAAGTACCCCCTAAGCGCGAACTAACCGAACTGGCTAAGTCCATGATGGACAGCACCATATCTAAGTTCAGCAAGATTATGATCCGCAGTGCTAGTGGTACGGGGTGTGCACAGTTACTTGATTGCTACGAGAACAGGGAATCGTTATCAGAGCCACGATGGTTTGATGCGTTATCCATAGCTAAGTTTTGTGTAGATAAAGACAAAGCGATTCATAAGTTATCACAAGGGCATCAAGACTACGACCCGATTACTACTGAGCAAAAGATAGCGCACATAGGTGGGCCTCATAGTTGTGCGGAGTTTGACAAGTCTAACCCCGGTGGGTGTGAAGGTTGCCCACATAAGGGGAAGATCAAGACTCCTATACAGCTAGGCAAAGAGATAGTCGAGGCTACAGAAGCAGATAACATAGTAGTCGTAGACTCCGAAGATGAAACAGAAGAAGCAGAAGTCCACAAGATTCCTAAGTACCCCAGTCCTTTCTTTAGGGGTAAATCAGGCGGCGTCTACTTAGCACCTGCTGATGAAGAAGTGGAACCAATACGGGTGTATGAGCATGACCTGTATGTATTAAAGCGTATGCGTGATCCCGTCTTAGGGGACGTAGTAGTAATGAAGCTGCACCTACCTCGAGATGGGGTTAAGCAGTTTGTAATACCTAATACCGCAGTTACAGACAAGAATGAACTTCGTAAGGTGCTATCTAGCTTTGGCGTTGTACCTAACATGAAGCAGTTTGGTCACCTGACCGAGTTCATCCTACTATCAATCAGAGAACTACAATTTAAAAGGAAGGCAGAACTTATGAGATTACAATTTGGATGGGCAGATGATGACAGCAAGTTCATTATAGGAGATCGTGAGATAACCCGTGATGGCATATTCCACAGTCCCCCTTCGTCAACTACGTCGGATATAGCGGCTCAGTTACAACCCGCAGGGACACTAGAGAAGTGGAAGGAAGTATTCAACCTGTACGGCAGACCGGGGCTAGAGCTTCATGCCTTTGCTGCGCTGACTGCGTTTGGTTCGCCTCTACTTAAGTTCTTAAAGCAGAACGGGGCAATCATCAACGTGATACATCCTAAGTCTGGTACAGGCAAAACCACGATTCTACATATGTGCAATAGCGTATATGGCAACCCTGACAGGTTAGGGTCTATGTGGAATGACACCCTTAATGCCAAGATCATGCGGCTAGGGGTGATGAACAATCTACCTAACACGGTAGACGAAATGACCAACATGACCCCGGCTGACTTCTCTACCCTAGCATATAGCATGTCTCAGGGGCGGGGTAAGGATAGGGTTAAGGCATCAACTAACGAACTGCGTCTTAACTTGACCTCGTGGCAATCTATATCTCTGGCTAGTTCTAATGCCAGCTTTGTAGAGAAGATGACCGCTATGAAGAACAGTGCCGACGGTGAGATGATGCGGCTGATAGAGTACAAGATAGACTACACCGATACATTGGAGAAGTCTTTTGCCAAGCAGATGTTTGACCACCAGTTGAAGCAGAACTACGGGCACGCTGGGGAAATATATGCTGAGTGGCTGGTCAATAACTTAGAGGAAGCCAAGGCTACTTGTATCAGCATCCAAGCAAAGTTAGACCTAGAGTTGAAGCTAACGCAACGTGAGCGTATCTGGTCAGCAGCCCTAGCAGCTAATATAACTGGTGGCTTGATTGCTAAAAAGCTTAAACTGTTAGACTGGGACATGAAGGCGATATACATGGCAGCAACTGCGATGATACTGGGTGTACGGGAGGAAGTAGCCCCACATGCAGACAACGCCGTATTGGTTGTAGCTGACTACATCAACCGCCATA